TGAGATTGGCCCACAAGGGCCGCAAGGACGCCCGCCAACAGAACAGGAGATCGAACTTGCCGTCTCTATCTGGATGGAAGCAAACCGCGCGGGATTGCGTGGAACTGATGGCCGCAGTGGTGATGACGGCGCTGATGGCCGTGATGGTGCTGATGGTCGGCCTGGCCCTGCTGGCCCTGTTGGCCCTACTGGCAGTCAGGGAATTGGCATTGCGCTGGTGGAACAGCGTGACGAAGGATCATTCTGGATCACGCTAGACGATGGCCGCGAGTTTGAAATTGAACTGCCCAAGGCTGCCACGCAAATCATAACGGGCGGCGGTGGCAAAGACTTGCCGGCCTATATCAGCGCAGACAGTGAGCAAAACCAAACGGCGCTAGCCAATGTCGCAACGCCGATGCGCTTCGAGCATGTGATCGAAGGCGTTCGCATTACGATCACCGATGACGTGAAGGTAACATTCTCACAGCCGGGCATTTACAATATCCAATTCAGCGCGCAGTTGATCAACACAGACAGCCAAGAGCATAATGTCAGCATCTGGCTGGCGCGCGATGGCACCAACGAGCCTGATAGCTGCACTGATATTACGGTGCCAAAAAAGCATGGCTCTGGTGATGGCGCAGCGGTTGCGGCATGGAATTTCTTTTACCGTGCCAGCGCAGGCGAATATTTCCGGCTGATGTGGTCAACGCCAAACACGCGGGTTTCGCTTGCAACTTTGCCAACGCGGATCACGCCAACGCGGCCTAGAACGCCGGCTGTTATCTTGACCGTTCATCGGGTGGCACCGTGAACGCCGCCGACCGCTTGGCCGATCTTTACACGATCCGCCAGCTAATCCTTAACCGGCTGGCGGCTGGTGAACAGGCGCGGCTTAATCGCCAGTTGCTTGAAGTGTCGCGCGAGATTGAAAAGCGGATCAAGAGCGGCAAGCCTCTGACTAGCTTTCAGGGCAAGCGGCTGGATCGCGCCATCGCTGACTTGCAGAAGCTGGTGACGATCACGCAACCGAACCTAGGTGACTTAGCGGCGCTAGAGGCGGCATTTGCCCGGCAGGCGTTTGCCACCATTTCCATTGATGCCGTGTTGCCTGGCGCTTCTGTGATCGACCGGATCGCCAGCACAAGCCTGGTGCAAGGCGCGACGATGGGCCAATGGTTCCGCCGCATCCGTGACCAAATCGCCTTTGACATTGAGCGGGCCGTTAAGACCGGCGTTGCGCTGGGCGACACCAATGAACAGATTGCCCGGTCAATTGTTGGCGACGGAATGCGCGGGCCGGAAGCGTTCCCGCGTGGCCGGCGTGACGTTATGGCAGTCACCCGAACGGCGGTGCAGACGGTGGCCAATGATGCCCGGCTTGCCACGTTTGAGGCCAACACCAACGTGATCAAGGCGGTGCAGTGGATTAGCACCTTAGACAGCCGCACCAGCGATATTTGCATTGCACGATCCGGCCTTGTTTGGACGCTGCCCGGATATAAGCCGCAGGGCCACAACATTGAATGGCAAGGGCCGCCGCCCGCGCATTGGGCTTGCCGATCCACCATCATTCCAATCACAAAGACATTCCGCGAACTTGGCCTGGACATAGACGAAGTGCCGGCATCCACTCGCGCCAGCATGGATGGGCAAGTGGCCGCCGATCTGACTTTCGGCGATTGGCTGAAAGGCAAGCCCGTTGAGTTTGCCGATGAGATGCTAGGCAAGGGCCGCGCCCAGCTTTGGCGTGATGGCAAGATCACTTTGCAAGACTTGCTAAACGCGCAAGGCGTTCCGCTAACGCTGCGGGAATTGCGTGAGAAATACGGCTAATCCGCCATCTTGTTATTGACAACATAGTTTGTTAAAGTATCGGCGCTTGCAGCATGGGTTGCGCCTATGTTGGAGTTAACGGCCAGTGGCCATCTGTCCAGAGGACGCCAAGAATGAGCGAAGGCAATAGCGAGATTGAAGAACTGAAAGCGGCGGTAGACGCACTGAGTGCGAAAAACCGGGAACTGCTGGGCGAATTAAAGACGGTCAAAGCGAAGGCGCGGGGCGCTGACATTGATCCGAATGAATTTGCAGCCTTGCAAAGCGCCAATGAGGAACTTTTCGCCAAGCTGACCAAAGTCGAAAAGGAAAGCGGCAGGACAATCGAAGGACTGCAAAAGACGTTGCAGACCAAAGACGCCACCTTGCAAAGCTATCTGATTGATAATGGTTTGTCTGATGCCTTGCTAAAGGCCAACGTGAGGCCCGAACTAATGCCGGCAGTGAAGGCGATGCTTCGTGCAAATGCCAAACTTGCCGACGAAGGCGGGCAATACAAAGCCATTCTTGGGGATAAGCCGCTGTCCGATGCCGTTATGGAATGGGCAGCCACCGACGAGGGCAAGCATTTTGTTGCAGCGCCCGCAAATGCTGGTGGCGGTGCATCTGGGGGCAATTCGGGCGGCAACAATATCCAGCCCAAGGGCAACCTTGGCGGTGACAAGACACAACGAGTCAACGCCATCGCTTCCCGCTTCCCCGAACTTGCCAATAATGGCTAACTAAGGATTACGTCATGTCTCTTTCGCAGATGCAGGTTTTCAACCAGTATGTGATGCCAGCGACCATTGAAACGCTGGGCCAGATGGTTGACAAATTCAACGCCGCTTCTAACGGCACCATCCGTCTGACCACTGCCGGTTTTGATGGCGATTTCTTGCAGGAATCGTTCTTCGCCGCCATCCACTCGGCCCAGCGCCGCGTTGATCGCTATGCCGCACAGGGTGCTGCCAGCCCGACCGATCTGACCCAGCTTAAGCAGAGCGCCGTCAAGATCGCTGGTGGTTTCGGCCCGATCCGTTTCGAGCCGTCGCAGTTGACTTGGCTCCAGAAGCCGACCGCCGAAGGCATCGAAGTGGCCAGCCGCAACTTTGCCGAAGCCCTGCTTCGTGATCAGCTTAACACGGCCATCGCTGGTCTTGTGGCTGCGATCAGCAACCAGGCTGCCGCGACGAACGACATCTCTGCCGGCACGAATGCTGTCATCACTTACAACACCATCAACGGCGCACATGCCAAGTTTGGTGATCGTTCGATGGACATTCTGGCCAACGTCATGACCGGCTCCATGCTTCACAAGCTGGTTGACCAGAACCTGACCAACACCGCGCGCCTGTTCTATGCACAGGGCGTGCAGGTGGTGGACATTCTGGGCAAGGCCGTGATCGTGACCGACGCGCCGGCTCTGTCGGAATCCGGCACCCCCGGCAAGGACAAGGTGCTGGGCCTGGTGTCTGGCGCTGCGACCGTGTTCGACGGTGGCGATGTCATCAGCAACATCGACACCAGCAACGGTCAGACCCGCATCGAAACGACGATGCAGGTCGATTACAGCTTCGGCCTGGGCCTTAAGGGCTACACTTGGGACGAAGTGAACGGCGGCAAGTCGCCGACCGACGCCGAACTGGCGACCGGCAGCAACTGGGATAAGGTTGCTACCGACATCAAGAACACCGCTGGTGTTATCGCCATTGGTGACATGTCGTAAGACGTGATGGTGAGGGGCTGGCAGGGAGTGGCCAGCCCCAAACCTTTGAGGGGCGATGAATGAAGATTGCATATGAGCCGCACCCGGTGAGCGCAGCCCGAAAGGCTGAATTGCGCGCTGGCGGCTACAAGATTTTAGATGCCCGCTACAAGCCGCCCGGCGCTGTTGTGAAACAACCGGAGCCTGTGCTAGATGCTAAGGCAGAGCCGATTGCGCCAGCATTGGCACCAATTCTGGCAAAGCGGGGCAGGCCGCGCAAGGGAAGCTAAAAGATGGCGTTTGTTGTCGAAACCGGAGCCGGCCTTGCAAACGCTAACAGCTTTGCCAGCGTGGCGGCGGCTGATGCCTATGTTGCGGATCGCGGCATTACGGGCTGGTCAACTTTGACAACAACAGCCAAGGAACAGGCGCTAATCCGCGCCACTGACTTTCTAGAAGCCACCTATCGAAGCGCATGGAAGGGATTCCGCAACACCGAAGCGCAGGCTTTGGCGTGGCCGCGTTATGACGTTTGGGTGGAGATGTTCCTTGTCGATAGTGACACGGTGCCATCTGCTGTGGTTCGCGCCACGATTGAAATGGCGCTTAAGGCGACGACTAACACCGATCTGATTCCAGACACTGGCCGCACGATCACCCGCGAAAAGGTGGACGTGATCGAAATCGAATATAGTGAGTTTGGGCCGCGCGGAACGCAATTCACAGAGATTGCGCGCATCCTGTCGCCCTACACTAATTCCAGCAGCGGCGGCGCGTTTGCCTCTGTGACGGTGATCCGCACTTGACGGGCATTGCCGAACGCGCTGCGCTTTTGCTTGCCCGCGAGGGCGAGACGGTTAGCATTGCGTTCCCCGGCACACCGGCCTTTGATCCCGTGACCGGCGCAGCGCAGACGCCAACGGCTGCAACGACCGTCACCGGCAAGGGCTATCCTGGCCAATACCGCAAAAGCGAACTTGACCAGACGACCGTGCAATCTGGTGACATCCGCTTGACGCTGGAAAAGATCACGCCGCGACCGGAAGTCAATTGCACGGCGACCGTTGACGGTAGAACATACCGCGTGATGGACGTAAGGCCGATCCGCAAGGCCGGCGCTGATGTGATTTACATTTGTCAGTTGAGGGCAAATTGATGAGCGGCGAGATGCTAGAAGTCGGCGGTGACATTTGGTTTCCGGTGCAATGGGAGCGCGGCACGGTTGAGGCCATTATTGCCGAAGGCGACGACATCACGACCGTGCTAATCCGCAAGGCTGATGGAACGCAAATTGCGCTTGATTATGCAGACGGCGAAACGGTGACAGTGCAATGAGCCAAGCCACGATCAGCGCCGCTCTAAGCGCCCGCCTTAACACGCTGGCGGGCTATCAGGTGCAATGGGAAAACTCGCCATTCACGCCACCCTCTGGTGTCTATCTGGCGGAGGCGTTCCTGCCGGCTGCCACGCTGGCCGTTGGCATTTCCAACGCATCCAGCGACGAATATAGCGGCATCTATCAGGTGAGCGTGATGGCACCCAAGGGCGCGACCAAAGGGCCGCCAAGGGTGGCCGCTGATGCGGTGCTGGCGTTGTTCCCGCGCGGCCTGCAATTGACGCGATCCGGCATTACCGTGACGATCTTGCGGGCCAGCATGGGGCCGGCGCTGATGGACGGTGATCGCTACGCTGTGCCGCTGTCGATTGAATATCGGGCATTTGCATGAGCGCGGGCGGCGACTTTGCGCTTGATCTAAGCAAGTTTGCCGAAAAGGCAGGCGAAGCGGCTAATGCCCAGATTAGCAAAATCTGCCTTGACCTGGCTTATGCCATTGTCTTGAAAACGCCGGTTGACACTGGTCGGGCGCGGGCAAACTGGCAGGCCAGCATCGGGCAGCCCGTTAGCCATACTATTGAATTTAGCGGTGACACTGGCAGCAATGCAGTTGCGCCCAACAAAAGCCGGGCATCCGAATTTGCAAAAGCA